GGTGAGTCCTGCGTTCATGGTTTATAGTATATACATTTATTATTTTTTAAAAAATGGGTTCTTATCAAGTTTCCCACCGTGAAACAAAACTGGATTATAACTCGAACCATCTACGTAATAGACTTTCGTGTACCAAGATTTTGAATTTGCATCCCACACTTCGCGTCTTTTTAATCCGCATTTGTATACGAGTTTTTCGTGCATGTCATCACTACTTCCGGTAATTTCCCCCGATTTGTTCCCCTTAACAATAGTTTTTGCTTTCTTCTCATCACTAATAGAACGCGCGTAGTTCATCATAACGGATGATAAACCTCTGTGCATGTTTTATTATTGATTAGATTATTTCTTTTATATTAATTTATGTATTTAATGGTGGTGGTGGTTTTCTAACTTTTGCATTTAAAGCGGCAATAGTATATTTTGGATCGTGAATTCGGTTTAATAATTCTTTCTTATTCGATCTAACCGATTTATTAATTTGTTTTTTGAGACGCAAACGCGCGTTTAAGTTTGCGTGTACGGACATAACACCCATTCTTTTTGCCCGATTCATAAATTCTCGACGCCTTCCACCGGCCCATCCCATTGGGACGAATTTATCTACACGTTTTTGTAATCTTTGTGTAGCTTCATTAACAACTTTATTACCACCCGATATTTCTTTCGTTCTAAGATTATTCAATCTTTTTTGTCTAACGCGTGCATTACTTTCTGCCCTATTTTTTTTCGCCTTTGCTATTGCTGCAGCTTTATTTGCCGCGGCTTTTTTCTCGAGTTCAATTCTTCTATTTGCAGCTGCCTTTTCGGCTCTTGCTTTCTTTTCGGCTTGTATTTTTTGCGCTTTTGCACGCATTTCTTCTAATTTTCTTTTCTTTTCATCTGCCGCTGCTTTATTTGCCACCGCTTTATTTGCTGCGGCTTTTTTATTCGCTGCCGCTTTATTTGCTGCGGCTTTTTTATTCGCTGCCGCTTTATTTGCTGCGGCTTTTCTCTCTGCCACCGCTTTATTTTCCGCTTCTTTTTTATTCGCCGCCGCTTTTCTCTCGAGTGCATTTTTCTTATTCTTCTCTCGTTTTCTTGCTGCATCTCTTTGACCTTGCATTTCAATTTCCATCTCTTTTCTAATTTTTTCTGCCTTTTCAAGATTTAAAGCTTTTTTATCTGCTTTTTCCCTTAACGCTTTTTGTTTCATTTCCATTAATCGTGCGTGTTGTGTATTAGCATTCCTTTTCTTTTGAGCTGCCGCTTCTTCCATAGCAATTTTTTTCTTAGTCGCCGCTTCTTCGTTAGCTATTCTTTTCTTTTCAACCATGGCTTTCTTTTGAGCTGCCGCTTCTTCCATAGCAATTTTTTGTTTTTGATTTTTTTCCTGTCTCTTTCTCTTTCTTTCTTCTTCAATTTCTTTCTTTTTATTTGCTGCTGCACTTGCATTTGCCGCCGCTTTATTTGATTGTTGTTGTTTAAGTTCTTTTTGTTTTTCGGCGTTTCTTTCTTTCTGTTCTTTAGCGTTTTGATTCATTTGTTCCTTTTTCTTTCTCTCTGCTTCCCTTTTCGCATTAAACGCAGCTTTTTTCTTATTTCTAGAAAATTGATTAGCGTACCTTTCAGCTGCGAGTGTGAAGTTCGTGAGAGGTTTTTGCGAACCTATTGTTTCTCTTCTCACGTTATTTAACAAATTTCGTTTTTTGTTTTCATTAAACGTTAAACTAGAAATTTTATTAAGTGCTTTTTGTTTTTTATTCGCGTAATTTTGTTTTTTATTCTGTTCTTCTTTTTGTTTAGCTTGTAAAAGGAGTTGTTTACGCTGATTCTCCTGTTCTTTGAGCTTTTCCTTCTCTTTTCGCGTTTCCGCGGTTTTGTTGAGTTTTCTTTTATCTTTTATCGCGGTTATGACATTAGTTTTAAATTTATTTAAACTTTCCGTTTGTACCCTATTTCTAAACCTTTGTTGAGCGTTAATGGGTAATGTCGATGTACTCAACATTTTTTCCAGTATTTTCAAGTTTTGAACTTTCTTATTCGCGGCTTGTTTTTTCGCCTTTGCTTCTTCGTTACGCTTGATCGCATTTTTAGCGTTTTGGTTTACTTTTTCCTTTTCTTTTTTCGCATTTTCATTCGCTTTCTTTTTTTCTTCGAGTTTCCTTTGTTTTTCTTGTAATTCTAAGTTCCGACGTTTTTGAATTGCATTTGCTCTAGATTTCAAGTTATTCGCAATTTTTTGTTTATTTATCGCATTTTGTCTAGCCACAGCAGCTTTTTTATCCTGTTCGTTTCTTTTATTAATCGCTTTAGTCGCATTCGTTGACACGTTTGCTACTTTTTGTTTATTTATCGCATTTTGTTTGGACGCGTCAGATTTTTTAGCCAGTTCGTTCTTTTTCTTGAGTGCTTCGTTAGCATTCTTTTTAGTTTGATCTGCTTTTTCTTGAGCCTTTTCTTCCTGTGCTTTTAAAAATGCCTTTTTACTATTTCCACCACCGGTTTCTGCGTTTGCTGCTGCTTGTTTTCCATTTAGAATAGCTTTTTTCCTTCCCTTGATTGCCGTCTCTGCTCGTGTTTTTGCATTTTTTAATTCGTAGCGACCTTTCTTTATTTTTCCAACAAGACGAGGGATTGGGGAAAGTGATTTAATTTGTTGTTCAGACAGAGTGTCATCAACAAACGTTTTTAAGAACTCATCAAATGCGGCTGAATTTCGTTCCGCATTTTCCAGTAATTTTTGTTGAGCTGTATCCTTAACCTTTATGTCATACATTTTTTTATTTATAATTTTGATTGCATTTTCCTTTGTTTTTGGTGCAACAAGACCACCCTTTGCAAATTTGTTTATAACTTTTTTTGCATTCGCGTTATTACCATACTTGTTTCTTAATTCCGCGACATTTGCATTTTTCTGTTTTTTCACATTAAGTTTACCTTTTCGTTTTGTAACGATAGCATTGACTTCCTTTTTCGCTAGAGAAATATTTGTTATACCACCCGATATAACACGCGTAACAACCCCATTTGTTCTAAAATCTTGAGCCCTGAAATTATTTCCATTCAAACTCGTAATGTATGTTTTTAATTCTTCCGCGCGAGCGAGTCTCTCTTCTTTCGTTTTTTCGTTTTGTAACCCTTTTTCTTCCATTTTTCGTTTCAATTCTTGACTAGATAGTTTCTTAGCGTTAATCTTAGATTGTTTAGCCTGGTTATTACTTATTTTCTTGTTTAATGTAATTCTAACACTTTGTTTATTTGGGTATATTGGTTTACTACTAAACATACCTGTTTTTTGATTTACATAATTTTGTATAATTTTCTGGTATTTTTCATTTTGGTAACGAGCATTTGTTTTTAACTCGTTTATGTTAGCTTCTCTCGTTTCCTTATTAGCCGCCTTTTTTGCGTTATTTTCCTCCTTTTTCTTATTTTCGGTAGCCTTATTAATGGCGTTTTTGTCACTCTTATTTTTCTTATTCTTTTTATTTTGTTCGATCGCGTTAATAACAGATTGTTTTGTTAGATACTTTATTTCACCTTTACTAAAAATACCTCTTCCGATACGTTTTCGAGATTCAAAATTGTTTATAACTGTTTTTGCATTCGCGTTATCCGTATAGTTAGCTCGTAAAGCATTTGCATTTGCTTTTATACCTTGATTTTGGGAACTTTTTATATCCTTTTTTATATCGGAAATAATGTCTTTTATGGATGTTTTGGGTTCTGCTAAAACGCGTCTCTTAATCCCGTTTCTGTTTTGTATAAACTGTTTTGCGTTACTATCTTCGTTTAAGAACTTGTTTATTTCCTCTACTCTCTTAGCATCTCTAGCATTCGCCAATTTTTGTATCATTCTATGTGCGGTTGTAATTTCTTTACCTGCAAATTTATTACTGTTCACATTTTGAATGTTTCTTTTCGTATTTCTTTGTGTTTTTATAATTTGTTGTACATCTCTACTTGATTTATTAAGGGATCTACTTACTGCAAACTGTTCCAGTTCCGCTATGAACTGTTTACGCGATTCCGTATTTGCATTTTCCTTATTTCGAAATTTTTGTTCGATTTTTTGTTTTGCGTTTTTGACTGTATTACTGAGTGATCGTGGTTCATTGAGTATATTATGTAATTCCTTTATTGAATTTTCATTAAGTTTTAACGTCCCGTTATTGGACTTTAAAAAGGTATTGAGTCGATTATGGTTCTTTTTTTTATAGTTTTTGAATTTGTTTGATGCGTTATTTAAGGTTACATTTGGTCTATTTATGAGATTTTTAATATTCTGGTTATTCAAATTAAGTCTTAAACTACTTGCATTATTATATTTAGCTTTTTTAAGTTTTTGTTTTCGATTATTTTCGTTTTTTGTATTGTTTATCTCTTTTTGTTTATTTAGTTTAGCCTGTCTTCTGGCTTCAGCAGCTGCTTCTTTTGCTCGTCTTCTTTCTTCTGCTTTTTGCTTTCTTTCTTCTGCTTTTTCTCTCATTTTATTGAGTATTGATTGCTTTTTTATATTACTATTACCAGAAGTACCACCAGAAAACAGTGTTCTCCTAACCGATGGTTGTGTCACAGATGGTTGTGATGGGAGTGTTCCAGGTGTAGGGGCAATCGGTTGTGTCACAGATGGTTGTGATGGAAGTGTTCCGGGTGTTTGTGTTCGTGGACCTTGTACCGAAGAAGCGGGTGTTGTTGGTGATAATGTACTACCACTTACGTTATTAGATCTACTTTGTTGTTGCGATGCGAGTGGTCCGGGTGATTTTTTAAACTTAATAACTTGGTTAATTAATTCTGTATAATCACCTCTATTAATTTGACCGACGTGTTCTTTAGCAGCTTTTTTGAAACGTTTGTGCCAGTCCTTAAAAGATTCGTTCCCTATATACCCTTCGTTTCTCAATTGTGTGTATAACTTTTCGGGTTTTTGGAGATAAAACTTTCTTTTGTTTGCAGACATGGAATTAACCTCGTTTTGTGATTTTAATTTGAAACCACCCGAGAAAAGACTAGAGAACATGTTTTTAACGCGCCCTCTTTCTATACCCTTAACTTCTCTATAAGGTGATTTCGTGTTCGCATTGTTTTTTAAGAAATTTGGTTTGTTCGCTTTTCTAAACATATTTCCTCCTCTATTATTGTTTCTGTTGTTCTCATTTCTCGTGTAGTTACTATTGGTTCGGTTAGAGTTGGAGTTATTGATTCCATTTTCACGTGTTATATTTCTATTGGAGTTAGAGTTATTGATTCCATTTTCACGTTTTATGTTAGTCATCAAATTATTAGAATTAGAATTAGAATTAATGTTAAATGGTTTTACATTAATTTTCTTCTTATGAATAGTTCTGAGTCGGATCGGTTCATGTATATTTAATGAATGAAGTTTTCGACCTATTATATCTATTAATTGTGCTTTGGTAAGACTTTTATCCGCATGACGCGCGAGTCCGACTTTTTTCGCAATTCTTCTAATACTTGCAACTTTTGTCGATGAACTAAACAGTTTTTCAAATTCCAATATTGTTAAAGGTGATTTTCGATCTAACAAATGCGATTTATCCCTACTTAATATAAGAGGTGGTAAAGGTAGTTTACCATCCTGAATAGTTGCATAAACATCACATATCTGACTCCTCGACAATTTGATATCTTCCCCTGTGGTTTGCTTAATAAGAGTTTTTAGATTTTTTATATCTATTCCTGGATCGCATGCATCCATTATTGTTATAAACCAACAAAAAAGTTTATAACAATAATTAATTATCTATACCTTTCATATATAACTTCATTTTTTCTTCATAAGTCATACCAAAATTAAACACATCTACCTGCCCTATATCAATATCAATAACCTTACTATTTTTTATTATATTTTGTTGCCTGTTATTTAAAGTTGATGTCATTAATGCCTCTGCGAATTGTTTTGGACTTTTTATATCTTCTATAAAATCTGATTCCATTTTCATTCTAATACAAAGTATTTTATTACCCTTTTTGTCCATAAAAGGTGAGGTCGGTAAAGTTTCTAAAGTTCCCCCGTCTACATATACCATACCATCATACCTGTACGACGAGAATATGAATGGTACAGCTATACTCATACACAGCGCATCTATGACTTTCATATTTGGGTGTGTATCTTTAGAAAAATAGACTGTTTTTGAAGTATTTACACAAAACGCTGATATGTATATTTTTTTCTCTATGTCTAAAAATGTCGGATCCGATTCTAAAATATCTACAAACTTTTCTCTTATTGGTTTTAAATCAACTAACCCATATTTATTCATAAAACATTTCAAATTAAGTTTAACTAATTTATTACCATCTATTAATGCAAATTTGTAAAGTATATCATCTATACCAAACCCTAATGCTAACATTAAACATATTATTGCACCCGCTGATGCACCTGAATATTCTTTTATATTATCAAGTTCGTGTTCTATAGTTTTTAAGTATCCTAGCATTGAGAAAATTCCCATTGCACCGGGTCCTATAACAAGGTATTCCATATCCTCATTTAATAATACTGAGGAAATTGCTTTCTCAAAATAGCGAACACTGTCGCGAAGACGACTGCGTGAACAACTGCCGAAGAAATACTGGTTTGACCCGACATGAACAATCCCTTTGATCCTGGTGGAATACTCAAGAGCATACCTGGACTGAGAATGATAAAGAGAGTTGTGGTGACGATTAAATCGGTCTGTGTGAGAACCAAACCCATGCATTTGGCAATGAGTGAGAATGTGAGGAAGAAAACGAGTGCGTGAAATAAAACGGCGGTTCGTCCCGTGAGACCATCTCTGAACGCAATTTTGGAACCATTTGTCCTGAGAAGTATTCCTGGACTGAGAGCTAAAAAAAGAGCGGCTGGTACGGCGACTTTAGTGGATGTAATATCTGGGATCATGTTTGTATATATATATTCATTACATATTAATCTAGGAACCGTAATTGGAGTTATAAAAGCAAAATTCGACAAAATCATCGTAATTTGCAAATCTTAAAATTATATGTGACATAATAGCGTCATCTAAATACTGTTGAAGTATTCCCCACATATAACGAAGATGTTCATGGTGTACTTCTTCCCAATCGTTTATATGTAGAGGTTCGTTATAGTGAAATTCGTCTTCTGCATCACTGTGTTCTGCTTCGTTACCATTCATGGCTTCGTAGACATATTGATTCCAAACCATTTTTAAAATTATTGTTGTTTTTTATCTTTGATACCCGTGAGAGAGAGTGAAGTTGATTCCTTTGTTGGTAAGCTATCGAGTATAAACTTTAATACACTTTCGGCTCTTTCTTCGTTTCCTTCGAAATATGTTACGAGACCTTCTTTAACTGAGGTCTTGTTTAAACCTTGTTTCCTGCTATTTGTCTTAACTGAAATCTTCCCTTTTTTAAGATTTATAACATCTAAACCATTATCGGTCATAGTTTTCTTAATCTGTAATTTTAAAGATTTTTCCGCCTGTACTAAAATCTTTATATCTTCTCGGGCTTCTGTAATCTGCTTGTTGAGTTCAACCAATTTAGAGACGCTGTTAGAAAGTTCGTCTGGTGATGACGACATTGTTTTTATTTATAAATAATACCTGTATTCTTTAATTGACTATTTTAACACAGTGGTCTGCGCATAGTATCTGGGGAAATTGTGGAGTTATTCCACACGAATGGTTCTTTACCGTTTGGTGGGTCCGCTCTGACTTGTTGGTTAGCATTTCTCAATGCACCGCCAACAGTTTCTGGGAAACCGATTTGGGCACGTGGTTCGAGAAAGTTTTGTCCCGCGAGAATGTCTTCTGGTGCAAATTCACCGAAATCTTCCTGAGAAGCGACTTCTCTTGGGAGAAGGGATGAAGCGAGACCGCTACCCGATTTCATTTCGCAAGAAGCCGAAGTATCCGCAACAGCGCTCGCGGTTGGGGATGGTCCGTCGCCCAAAGGTGCGTACATACGCTCCTCGACCGAGTAAGTGGATCCGGAACTCATGTTCGTGAAAATAAGGTAGATGACAACTGCGACAGCAAGTGTAATTCCTATTTGTCTTGGGGTAATTTTTTTGCTCATCTTCATAATGTCTTTTATATATAGTAAATACTTTTTTTTATTTCGAATCTGGATTTTCAAACATACACCCGTCTGGGTATGCTTCAATTTCCTGAGTTTCTTCTACCTCATTTTTTTCCTCTTCGTGGATTTTTACCTGAACAATATTCCATGATGGACCAAACGCTTTCTTAGCAAACCAGAGCCCTGAGAATTCGACAAAAATTGAACATGTCGTACCTGGAGAAAGTGTTTCAAAATCAACCTGTTCGTTTTTAGAGTTAAAAACCCGAGTCGCTCCTATTTTGTCTGTTGATAAACATTCCTCTTTGGTATACGCATTGGTAACTGTTTTTTCTGGTAATTCTTTACCAAACCATTCTACAGCATTTTCAACTGCGGACTGAATACTGGATGCATGAACAGATTCGATCTTCGCCTGATTTTCTTCTCCTGTAATTTCGAATGATACTTCTTCCATTTCGGAGTCGATATCCAAAACCTTTACGCATGGTAATTGGATAAAACATCTCTTTTTTTCGTCGGTGAACGCTGTCACGTGTCGCATACCATCATCTGCTTTTGTTGGCTTGTTGTAAATCATTTTTATATATTACTTTGGTATCATTTCTTTAAACCAATAAAAGGTATCATTGCGGATTTTTCTAAAACTGGTTTTGGAACCCATTGGTCTCTAACTGGTTTGAATCCGTATAAGGTCTCTTCCATATTTACATTACGTATTTTAGATGGTAATGGTCTGGGCTTGACTGGTCTAAAATTCATTTGATTTCGTACATAGTTTTGATTTGGATTAGATCGCCAATTCATTTTTTCGAGGTTGAATATTTGATCCGATTGTGTTTTTAAATAATTCGGCGGTGTTTTCATAGTGTTGTGATTTGATTTTAAACCATAAAATATATCTTTGCTCAATTTTGTTTTAGAAGGTGTTGTCGTTGAAAGTTTATATTTTTGTGGATTGATTTTTGCAGCCTTCTTCATCACACCTGGTCCTACCTTTGTATACGTTCGAAAGGTGTGTGCAGGTTTACCAAGTTTAATACCAACTTTTTTTGCAATTGTATCTATAGAATCTGTACTTAAAATCCTCTTTTTAGACATTAGTCTACCTAAAGCGATCATACGTTTCCTGTCCTTTTCAACTTTACCCATTCTGAGACCCATTTTTTGCATCATGAATATATCTTTTATAAGGTATGATTTTGTGGGTATGGTTAAGTATTTATATTTTACCGTGTATATTTTACCCCTGTTCATGTTTTGGTAATTCATTTCAGTTGAAAAGGTGTTTGTTTTGGCAACGTCGTATCCGAGTTGTTTTGGACGCATAAATGCAATGTCTAGAATACCACCAAAGTTCATATCTTCATTTTTACCAGTTTTTATATTGAATAAACGAAACTTCATATCCAGTGTGAACAATTCAACATCTATGAGTACATTAGACGCATTTTTTATGTTTTTACGTTTAGGTATTAACGAGTATCTACGTGTAACATGGTACCCCCTTGTCTTTTTATTCGTAGCGCTTGTTAATCCAATATATTTCGCAACTTTATAAGCCCAATTTGTTCTGTAAGCTGCATTATTCAAGTTATATTTGTTAATATCCTTATTCGTAAAGTATTGATTCGTTTCCTTGAGAACCGTATCTATAATTTTATAATTATCACGTTGTGCTATTTCTCCAAGTTTATTCCATAACAAAAGTTTAACGGCTTGTAACTTACCAAAATATTTATCATCTGCTTTCATTTTGGGTACAAATTTAGTATCTATATCAGATGTTATAACTTTATCCTCTGCTTGTAAATAGAAATTAACAGCTTCACCACCACTCAAAACTAAATCACCCATCGGTTTTAAGAATTTTGTTATATCGTCTATTATATCAAGTAGCAAGGGGCGTATTGATTCTGTTACAAGTACTTTAGCAGCTTCTTCAAAAGATTCTTTTTTATGAAGCCTATTTACTCTAGATCTAAATTTTTTTATATTATCCTGACTATACACTGAAATATATTTGTACAAAACCTTATCACCAAAGCACACTTTCTTTTTTACCCATTCTTCTATAGTTTTATCCGTATAATCGTTAAACAATAAATAAAAATTTCTAGGTAATTTTTTCACTATTTTTACTTTGGTATTTACCATTATTATATTGTCTATATAATAATATGGATTGTCAGAGTGACGAAAATACATGCGACGAAATATTCGGCGAATGTAGATGTTATGCGAGCACTGAAGAATCAAACCCATACGCAAACCAGGTTTGTGGTATTAGAAAAAATGGTATACTATTACCGTGTAAAGCAGGCTGTTGCGCAGGTGGGTGCCCTGGTCAATGTAAAAATGTTAGACCTAGACAACCATATGCATTTACTTATATAAAACCAAATATTCAAATTGATAATGTTTTTAAATACACCATATTATTAGCTATAATTTTAACAATTATAAGTACAATTTTAGTTATCAAAAAAAGTACTTAAAGATATTGGTTTAAATTCATATATAAAATGTCTATCGAATCTGTTCTTACCGAAATTGCCGCTCTCCGAAGTGAAGTTAAATCTCTCTCTAAAATATGTAGAAAAATCAAATCTAAACAAGATGACCCAACGGGTGAAAAGGCAGCTTCCCGCGCCAAAAACAACGGTTTCAACCGTGAACAAGCTGTTTCCGAGAAACTTAGAAAGTTTCTTGACCTGAAAGAAGGTGAACTTGTTTCTAGAAGTACGGTTACTCGAGCTATTAATAAGTACGTCACTGCTAATGGATTGAAACACCCAGAAAATGGGCGAGTTCTCGTATTGGATGAAAAATTGAAGGACCTTCTTCAACCACCGGACGATGTTCAAATTACATTTTTGAATTTACAAAAATATTTGAGTCCACATTACACAAAAGTTGAACAAAAGTAAACTAAGTTAAATAAATTGACTTAAAAAAATATATATACAATATAACAAAGAAACATGATTATCGATAGAACTTCTATCGAAAACCTTGTTGGTACAAAAATATCTAAGATAGATTTGTACCAAAAAGCATTCACACACAAATCTGCATTAAAAGAGAATGATTCTTTAGAGGGATCATTTGAAACACTTGAGTTTATAGGAGATTCAGTGTTAGGTTTTGTCATAACAAAATTTTTATTTGATCAATACGAGAACAAACAGGAAGGTTTTCTCACAAAAGCTCGTACAAAACTTGTCCGTGGCGAAACCTTGGCTAATATAGCTAATAAACTTGAACTTTATAAATGGGTTCAAATGGATGAAAAGGGTATGCGTAACCAATGGTATAAAAACCCAAAGATACTCGAAGATGTGTTTGAGTCACTCGTTGGTGCTATATACATGGACCTCGGTTTACTTCATGCTAAGCAGTTTATACTAAAAATATATAACAATCCGCAGATGGTTGATATGAATTGTATAATGATAGATGATAACTTTAAAGATCATCTTATGAGATATTGCCAAACAAACAATCTCAGTTTACCCGATTATAGGGTTGTACACCATGATAACGGTATATTTTTCATAGATGTTTATGTTAATAACGCATTTTTAGGGAGAGGTTGTGCAAAAAACAAAAAACAAGCGGAACAATTAGCCGCTAGATACTTTTTTTATCCTCCCCATCTTGCTACACATTAAAAATACTTAAACAATAAGATACATAAATATTTATAAATTATAAAATGATAAAACCTTGTTTAGCTATTGTTGGTGGTATAATTGGTATTTATATTGGTGTTAAATTATTATTATCATTCGATAAACCTGTACAACCTACACATGATAAAAACGAAGAAGATTCTGTATCATCTTCTTCATCCGAAGAAAATATAGTTATAAAAAGAACATTAACATCTCGTATGGGTGCATTTGAAAAAAAAGAAATAGTGAAGCGTGCCAAGCCCTTTTCTCATATGAAAAAAGAAGAACTTGTGGAAGCGTGTAAAGATAGAAATATAAGTTTTGATGGTACAGTTAGAATTTTAAAAACCAGGCTTAAAAATTACGAGACTAAGTAATTTAGTATGCATCCCAATGTCAAAAAATGGTTAGAATTTGAATATGCACCACAGAAATCACAGGAATGGTTAGATCTTAGAATGGGCATGCTTACAGCCAGTGATGCTGCATCAGCTATCGGTGTTAATAAATATGAAACACCGAATCAACTTTTATTGAAAAAGTGTGGTAAAGGTCCAGTTTTTACAGGTAATGAAGCAACGCGACACGGTGAAAAGTATGAAGACGAGGCACGTATAATTTATGAAGGAAAATACAACGAAGTTGTACACGAATTGGGTTTATGTCCCCATCCAAATTATTCATTTTTAGGAGGAAGCCCAGACGGTGTGAGTGAATCAGGTAAGTTAATAGAGATTAAATGTCCCATGATGAGATCTATTGATGGTACTGTACCCGAACATTACATGCCACAATTACAGTTGTGCATGGATATATTGGATTTAGAAGAGGCTGATTTTATACAATACAAACCAGAGGAACTTACATGGCCTAAGCCAAGTGAGTTTGTAGTTACAAATGTAAAACGAGATCGAGAATGGTTTGCTAAATATATGCCGGTTATGCGTGATTTTTGGGATAAAGTTGTTTATCACAGGGAACATGGTATAGAAGATCCACCACCGAAAAAAACGAGAAAGAAAAAGGAAATTATCAGACCAGAATGTCCTATAGTTACAGATTCAGACGAGGATTATTATGACGAGTATTAATAAATGAACAGGACTGTCTTATATAGTACAGTAACTATAACTCTTACAATAACTCTATTATATGGATACCTTTACTCACAAATGAAAGAGGATTTTGGGTTTACAGAAGATCCTCTCGACCCGTATTACTTTTCACTCATGACAATGAGTACGGTTGGGTACGGTGATTTTTCGCCTAAAACTCAGCGCGCAAAAGCTCTCGTCATGTCTCATCATACCATTATCTTAGCTGAAATTGCAACTCTCATAAGTAAAGTAATTTCGAAATAAAAAAATATCAAAAATTTCATGTTCAAATTTTTTAGAATTCGAAGATGAAACTTAAAATGTAAAAGTATAATATAATGAAAGGTTGTACCGCAGATATTAGTGATATTACAGATATAAAACCACAGGCTTGTGAACCTGTCAGTAAAGATAAGTGTAAATCGGGGTACATGGCAAAGGCTGAAAATATTAATACACCAGAAGATTCAATGGATTTATGTTGTAAATGTAATCGAAACGATGATACCCAGTGTGAAGTATGCTTAGATCCAGAAATGTGTACACAAGAAGAGGCAGATTTATATTACACTGATAATAACGACTGTTTTAAACCACAACCTGGTCCTTCACCATCGGGTTCTCCCTTGCCAGGTGTCGATTCGTATAAAAAAGAAAGTGGTTCCAAAATGACTTATATTTATGCACTCATATGTATTATAATTTTGGTGTTGGGATTCTATTTTTATTCAAATCGCCAAAATAAATATTAGAGTAATATAAATGCAAACATTCGGATCAAGAGCTGAAGTATTCCACGGAACTGCTTTAAAAACGACAGGCGGACTCGAAAAATCTGACCTCATGCAAGATAAATATGGACGAATCGTCAGTAAAGCTGCGCGTAAATCTGCAATCGAACGCATGAAAAGAGAAGGTAAAAAAGCACTCGTCAAAGTATTCAAGCCAAAAAAGAAAGGATTTGGGCTTCAACCAAAGGAAGGTACAAAAAAATATAAAACACTGATTAAGAAAATGTTGTAATAAAGTAAGTAATAATGACGCTGAGTAAGTGGAACGAGTCTGTTCGTGTAGCTAAAATTAAACTCGGATTAAACCCAAAGTCTTTTATAACATTAAAAGGTAAATTGCTGAAAGAATCACAGGCTATTTATCAAATACTCATTCTAAATGATAAAACTACAAAATAAATTGGAACCCCTTAAGTCTCTGTGGCTCATATACCACAAGCGAGTTAAGTTTCCACGAAACCCCAAATTTTCTATTAAGAAAATAAACACTATTCATTTCAACTACGGAAGTTCCGGAGTTTCTTGCGTATAGTCCATTTTTAATGTCATCAATTAACGGTTTCTTTTCTTCATCGTAAACGTTTGGTTTAACTTTATCGTCGATAGTAGAATCAACTTTAACGCGAAATTTTGGTTCACGATCGGGTGATTCTTTGATATTGGAAAAAAACATCGGTTTTAGTTCTTCAAAACTCATGTGTTTACTAAAAATATCTTCACTCTGTTCCGATACCGCGTGTATAATCTTATTTTCAACTTCGCGCATACACTCATAAAATTTCTTTACGAAATTACCTTCTTCATCCCACCCTTTCATAGCAAAGTCGATATTATATTTAGTAGGACCGATTTCAGGTGTGAACCCAGAAATACCAAAAGGCATATACATACGCGGAAAAATAATTTTCATAACCTTATCATCCGTAGTACACAACGAGATCTTTCGTCCATCATAGTTGGCAATTTTCAGTGTATCTTTAGCATTTATAAATTTTGCCATTGTTTTCTATAAATGTATATACACTTTAAGCTTTAAGCTTTTCTTTTAAATTTTTAATAGCTTTTTTCTTATTTTCAATTTTCTTTTCGAGTTTTAACGATTTTTGCACTGCATTATTATACTTTTTGGTTCTGTTCTGCACTGTATTCGTTTTTAAAATTTTTGGTCGAGTACTAGTTTTTCGTAACGCGTTTAATTCCTTTTCGAGTTGTTTTATAGCTGATTTTATACCCAGTACTTTACTCGGTTCCGTGAATTTAACAAACCTAATATTTTTTCGTTTTAATTTTTCGCGTGTAAATAAATTGTCTACCTCCATATTGCTATTTGAATTTGGGGGTGTATTATATATAGTTCTAATACGACTGACTGTTGATTTACGTAGTTCTGTACCATTTGGTAATGTACGCGGTTTAATATAATTTTTGAATGAGTTTAACGTCATATACCTTTTTTTTCGTATACCATATTCAACTGCTTCATTACCAATCTTGAATTTATTATGTGTTATGGGATCTACGTTATTATTACTATTACTAGGTAACGGAACTTCAATAAAATTCATATTTGACCTTGTTAGCATTCCAGGTTCAAATAAATCGTGTCTTGGACCTAATCTACTTCGACCCCGTGTTACTACGCTTCTTAAACGACTCTGTAAATTTTCAGGTGTTGGTGTTGTCATTTATATAGTCTGGTATTTTATATACCATAAAGTAATGAACTGGTTAAGACTCAAAATCATAGAGATACATGTTTCGTATATGATGATGAGGTACACAGTAAATAAAAAAATATTTAGGCAGAGCACATAGAACACTCCGCTTCTAAACTAAACTGAATCGGGCGCGATTTTGCTTTACTTCTAAGGTAATACATACCTGTTTTCAAACCAGTTTTCCACGCGTACATGTGCATAGACGAAAGTTTTGAAACCGTCGGACTCTCGACGAATAAGTTCATACTCTGACTCTGGTCTATATATACACCTCTATCAGCAGCCATATCTATGATTGTTTTCTGACTCATTTCCCATACCGTCTTATACAGTTCCTTGAGATCATCAGGAATATCAATAATATTTTGAACAGAACCATTTGCCTTAACCATAAGATCCTTCATTTCTTTCGACCAGAGACCAATTTTCTTTAAATCGTTAACTAAATGCTTGTTTACGACGACAAATTCACCCGCAAGGGTTCTTCTCAAATAGATATTTGTTGTATATGGTTCAAAACATTCGTTGTTTCCTAAAATCTGAGACGTCGAGGCTGTAGGCATGGGTGCGAGTAAGAGACTGTTTCTCGTACCTTTTTTAACAAGTTTACGCATAGCATTCCAATCGTATCGACCACTGAACTGTGGATCGCGATCCCACATATCGAATTGGAGAATACCTTTACTGAACGGTGACCCCTTAAACGTCTCGTATGTCCCATACATTTCGGCGAGTTCACAAGACGACTCGAGAGATGCGTGGTAAATAGTTTCGAAAATGTCACGATTAAGTTTTTTAGATTCATCTGATCCAAACGTCATACGGAGCATGATAAAAACGTCGGCGAGACCTTGAACACCAATACCAATTGGACGATGGCGCATATTCGATCGTTCTCCGTTTTCTGTCGGGTAAAAGTTTTTATCGATAACCTTATTCAGGTTTCGTGTAACCATTTTAGTAACACGGTGTAACTCTTCATGGTTAAACTCATTTTTTTCGGTGTTGACGTATTTTGGTAAAGCGATGGATGCAAGATTACACACAGCGGTTTCGTCTTTATCAGTGTACTCTAAAATTTCTGTACACAAATTCGACGATTTAATCACACCGATATGCTTGTGATTGGACTTTTCATTACATGCATCTTTATAAAGCATATAAGGTGTACCTGTCTCGCTTTGTGATTTAATAATCGCTTTCCAAATTTCAACTGCAGGTAATGTTTTTATCGCGAGTCCTTCACTTTCATACTTTTCATAAAGGTCTTCAAATTCTTTACCGTAAACATCTGATAAACCTTTCGCCGTATCCGGGCAAAATAGAGACCATGTATTATTGTTCTCTACACGTTTCATGAATAGATCGGGAATCCACATTGCTGAGAAAAGATCACGGCATCGGGCTTCTTCGTCACCTTGATTTAGACGAATTTCGAGAAAATCCATGATATCGGCGTGCCATGGTTCGAGATACACCGCGATAGACCCTTTCCTCCTACCTGCCTGATTAACATACCTCGCAGTTGAATTGTAAACTCGTAACATGGGGATAATACCATCAGACGTACCATTTGTTCCGCGAATGTGTGATTTATTTGAACGAACATCGTGTATATGTAACCCTATACCACCCGCCCATTTACTTATACGTGCACACTCTTTTACAGTGTCATAAATACCGTCAATGCTATCTTCCTTGTTTGCGATTAAGAAACATGATGACATCTGTGGTCTATGTGTACCTGCATTAAATAGAGTAGGTGTCGCGTGAATGAATAAACCACGAGATAATGCATCGTATGTTTCAAGTACGTGATCAATATCGTGTCCATGAATACCAATAGCGACACGCATGTATAAGTATTGTGGTGTTTCGATAATATCACCGTCAATTTTCTGAAGATACCCTCTTTCCAAAGTTTTTAAACCAAAATATCCAAATTCGAAGTCACGTTCGTGTTTAATGTCTTCCTTGACCTTAGAAGAAACTTCGAGAACTTCGTGCGTGATGATTCCAGCTTTATGGAGTTTGCGCATGGCGATATTAAAGTTATTTGCGGCGCGTTTTTGAATATTACTAGCAACAATACGAGTTGCTAAAACTTCGTAATCGGGGTCTTTGGTTATTAAACCAATGCATACTTCAGAAGAAAGGGTATCTATTTCATGAGTTTTAATTTCGTCATACATAGACGAGAAAACTTGCTGTGCTACCATTGACACATCTACACTTTCTGAAAGTTTATTTGTAAGTTTTGAAATCCTGTTGGTGACCTTGTTAAACTTTACGTCTTCAACACGACCGGAACGTTTTATTACCCTCATTATATAATTCTAATTATACTAAATTTTTTAAATTGTTTATTTTATTTGCATGTGAAATCTTCACTTCGAACAGTAGTTGGTCCTTTAGTTTCAGCCAAACGATTGGGCTGAAGAAGTGACGAGTTTACATAAAATTTACCATTTGGGTCACCTACCTTTGCGACTGGTGCATAAGACCCAACGAAACAGGCTGGTGGTTGACATATTGGTTTTTCATAATTGCATGGTTTTGTGCTGTACGCTATTTCAAAATCGGCTGATGCTATCATTTATATTTACCAATACTTTTTTTCCAGGCCTATATTAAATGTGTGACGCTATTCACATAAATTCCTTGAAACAATGTCCAACTCCATTGAACACCCTGTTCTTTTCTGAGTTTAACATGAATACTCTTCAACGTGCAATTCGAAGCGAATTTAGAAACAAAACTGGTGTAGCTATAGATTATCAAAATAAAAACGATTTATACGCTATCATGCGCGTTGCTTTTATTAACAACTCGGGTGATCATAATACAAATGTTCAGGAACAGGTTCGGTTTATAAACGGTATTGTTATAAAAACTGCACTTGGTCAAATTCAATCCGGTGTTTCTCAGTATATGGGATATATACACGATATAGATACACCAACACGAGTAAATGATTTGCCCGTGAATACAACTACATACGGTAAAAAGTTTGGTAAAAATGAAAAAATTGGTTTCTAATTAACTTAACTTTTATTCTTTACTAAAAATTAACTATAATAACAGTTTTTTTATTGTTATTATAATTGATATAAATTATATTATGAGTACGTTTATTTGTACAGTGTGTAAGGTTCTGGTTCGATTCTGTAACCACCCGTAGACGCACCTGACGAATCATCACCGTCGTCACCTTCTGGTTCCGCTGGTGATGGCGCAGGTGCAGGCGCAGGCGCAGGCGCAGGCGCAGGCGCGGGTGTTGGTGCAGGTGCAGGCGCGGGCGTATTAAGTGACTCATAATAATAGTAACCACCACCAATCATAAGAGAGACTACAAATACAAGTGCGAATAAAGCAGCTATCATATTTTAACATGTACTGAGATTATAATTTAATTACTGAGAATCTTTCATATCTTTCCATTCCTGTGGAATTGTATAACTATACCTTACATCTGGGTCACCCCCTGGACATGATTTTTTCCAAGCTTCATCGTTTGTATGAGTTTCCTCGTTATATTTACACTTGAGATCATTGGTCCAACCACCTGGGAAAGACCCCTTGAATTGGGCTTCTGTTTGCCACTGTTGGTACTCGTAATAGTCGTTATCAACTTTTATTGGTTTACCTCTTGCTAAATAATTAATACATGCTGTATCGCTACCATATATATCATCACCCGCGTCTCTATAAGCTCCCTCTGACCCTGCACCTATGTCACACGAAACGCAACTTTCTCCTAATACCCTGTGATCCTTAGCACACTTACCACATTTCGTATCCCCATCGGTAACGACATCGCCCGCGTCGTGTGTGTATTGGGTTCCACATTTAACACATCTTCTACCAGATACGTGGTAATTTTCAGCGCACTGTTTACAGAACGTATCCGTAAATTCCGCGGGGTCGTCGCCTGCTGGATTAATGTATCCTTCCCCACACGCGACACAGACACCACCTTTAATGCGTTGATTTACATCGCACGGTGCAGGCGCAGGACCCGCCGAAGGTGTAGGTGTTGACGGTGTCGATGGTGTTGGACATCCATATCCCCAATCACACGAATTCCAGTCCTTGAAATAAAATTGGTAAGATCCCAAACCTATTAAAATTGAAAGTACAACACCAATTAAAATTAATACTGGTAATGGTAACATGATAGTATTTTATAATACAATTATATTTTATTATCTCGAGTAGTATTAATAAACATGAGTCAATTAATGCTTGACGATGAAAAAGCCATGAGTGATATAAACCCATTTGCTGATACGAAAAATTTTTTCCCACCTGGTACGAGCCGACAAAATAATGATTATAAAAAACACAAACCACCAGCAGAGGAACCAGAGGAAGAATATGTGAGTCCTGCATGTGGTGTTCTGACAAAAGGGGTTGGTCGACTGGGGTACCGTGAAGATAAGTGTTCGTTATCTAGATCTCTCATTCCAGGAAGAAATATAGATCACGGATTCACACCTCGTGAACGAATGGATTTTGATAAAAGTCAGGTAACTAAAAAAGAAGTAAAATCACATGAAGTTTCGCCAACAACTACATTGATTAGTATAACGTGTCTGATTCTATTAATTGCAGTACTCTAAACATTTTTTCGAGTTTATAATCGCTAGTACACGTTCCAATAACTTTTGGTAAAGTTGTTAAACAGAATTCACGCATCATACGTTTTTGCCATCCGCACGATACGTTAATTAAAGGTGGTATGAAAGTTGGATCTAAAATTTTAACACAATTCATAATGCGTATAAGTGAATATGGATTATTATTTTCTAACATGACATTTTCCAATTGTACAGAAACCATTTTACGTCTTGTTTCTGTAGTTTTGTCTATACACGTATCTAGAAATTTTTCGTACCGTATTGATGTATTTGCATGAGGTTCGAATTTTGTAATGTGCATCGGTGTTTTCATACACGTATTAAAATAATCTGTAAACGTTTCGTAACCGAAACCTTCTATGTATTTACTATACTTTATTTCAACCATATATGAACTGCCATAATCTAAGTTTATGATTTCTTTAGCTATTTTTACAAAATGTGTCATAAAATTATTTAGTTTAAACTCTTTAAACTAATCCAAATTTCTTATCTGGAACAAACTCAAGTTTATTATTTAATTCTTTTAGTTCTTTTTCTTTTTTATGTTTAATACCTTCACAGTTATGTATTTCTAAAACAATACACCTCGAACAAAAACCATAATTACAATATTTACAATTTATAGGTATTCCTTTCTTTTTACACTTAAAACACGGCATATTATAATAACCTAAGTTAACTTTATATTATATTTTTTTTAAGTATTAAAAATGAGTGTTGTTTCATGTTTAAATCGTAAAAATGATACTACTTTTAGGGGTATTGTAAATAACACCTTTTCGTATATACTAACACTAAACGAGTTCCGTGATAATATACAGAAAGAAATACGACCTTCGTGGATTAAGCTTACAACTATAACCATGATATCTAAATTTGAAAAGAAAATCGATTTAGAAAAATTCAGACGTGCTTTTCGTTTACTAAATACACTCGATCTCGCTAAGATTACAAATTCTAAGTGTCATTTTGTATGGGAACAGAAACACACGACTTTTTACAATCAAATAACCATGGTTTATCGCGACGTGTATAGTACAAAATCTATTAAATTGTTTCCAAATGGGAGTATACAAGTTGCCGGGTGTTCTGATCTGATAGATTGTAAAAGAATCATAAATCAACTTTCTTATATATTCAAATTGATAATGGGTGATACATCTTTCATTGCACCTATAGAAACCTTTAAAGTTGTTATGATAAATTCCAATTTCAGTTTGAATTATAAAATAAATCTTTTGAAAGTTTCTCGACACTTTTCTAAATACGACGATGTTTTCAAAGTTTCGTTTGAACCCGATAAGTACTCGGCGGTAAAAGTTAAATTCAAACCAGCAAATGACATGAAAGAAATAACAACGAGTATTTTTGGCACCGGTAAGATTATAATAACGGGTGCAGAGACACTAAAAGAAGTTGCTTATGGGTACAATATTATAAATACCACTATCAATGATATTGAAGATGTACGAGTTTCCCCATGCGAAGAATCCAAGAGGGAATTATTCGATCAGATTTCAGGACACAAAATTGAAAGTCTTATAAAATACGCAAAAAAAATAGGGTTCAATTCATGGAAATTGACAACCGAGAATAGACAAATTAATTTCTAATGTAATACTAATATATACAAAATGTCTCAAAGATTGGGAATGGCTGACGGTCGATGTTATACTATGAACACATCTAATCAACTCTACAATAACTATATCATGAAAGAGAATGGTATCAAGTATGAAGATAACTATTCTTTCCGCAAACTTCTTCAAGAAAAAGGTCCAGAACTTTTGAAACCATCCCAGGCGCAACAAAAAGATCAATGTGGTTCCTGTGATAAAGCCCTTCTCAAAATGCCAAATATCTACTAATTTTTTAAATACACTTTTTTTTTAAAATCTAGATAAACTATATAATGGCCGCTATAGCAGCTGGTTTATGTTTTTTATCTACATTAACATCTTCTTTGTGTGTACAATTTACATCTCTTATACCAGGCACCAAAAACCATGTCATTAAAAAATACAAATTAGACGATTTCAAAGGGATTTTTGATGATATCGATAAAACAGATAATATGGAAAGTGATTGTAAATCATTTTTAGACCGCGTAGAAAAATTTAAAGAAGAAAGTTCAAAACTAAAACCACTATTTAATGATGTAAAAAATATATGGGATTTACGTGGAACTTATGATCCCGATACCCTAATGGAAGAAGTTACAAATATGAATATGATGGAATCTCAAGAATTTTTGAAATTACTTGAACAATCGTGTATAGGCGAAGAAAAACAAGAAAAAATCAAAGAAATAAAATCACGATCGGAGGTTATATTGTCTTTAGAGGAAGGTAGTGATGAAATTCCCGGTGAATGTGCAAATTTGACTTTATATCGAGACGACGATGGTATCGATTTTCCATCACACGAATGGGATTATACAGATAAAAAATTTGTAGAAAAAAATTACGATTTTATCGAACAAGTAGGGAAAATTTGTGAAGGTGCAGAACAAAGAACGAATAACGAAAATACACAGGATAATGAGTAATAATACGATTAAAAATTTCTTTAAGTCTTCTAGATAATGACTCAATGTGCCATATGTTTGAACGAAGTTCGACAGACCAGAAATAGTAAAGCTATTCGGTGCGGACATATTTTTCATTCACATTGTCTAGAAAAATGGAAAAATAAAGGTAATGTGACGTGTCCAATATGTCGAAAAGTGTTCGATGGTTCTAATTTTAGGGTACAGATTACTGTATTTAATGATTACGAATTGACTTCAAATACAGTAAGTGTGAGTAATGAATTCATTTTTGATGCATTAGATATTTTATTAGCTGTCGAACACGAGGATGATTTAACGAGTATTCTTGACGACTTTGGGGTGAGTATGACCGACTTTGATCCCTCTATTTTTAACACAGAATGAGCTACAGTATTTCTTATAAGATAATCCAGTGTATGCTCTAGACGCTTTTCTTGGGTCTGTTATTGCTTTACCTTTAGCGTCGACTAAAAGTGGTCCAGTTGCCCAACCACGTTTATGACTAAAAACATTAGCCTTAAACTTTAATATTCTACCGGGAATACACTTACCACCACAATTTTTAACACGACTTAATGGGACTTGGAAAAATCTGGCTATACTTTCATACGTGTTCCCCCTTTTCACCTTATATTCAACAAAACCATGTTGTTTATAAAAATGAAAATCCCCTTGTCTAAAGTAATTTTTCGTTTCACCAGGAGCAACAAACATCATGATTTTAAAATGATTTGGTTTACATTTAGTTTCTGCGTCAACTTTATAAATTTTTTTAGGGTTATCTGCAATAACTCTTTGTGGTAAACCTTTACAGTGAGTATAAGTATGTTTTAAATTTCTAATACCAGCCCGTTCACCTGGTACACTTTTTTGAAGACGGGATTTTTCATAATCCCCAACTGCATAAGCATAACAATTGTTATTGTCTATACCAATTGCACGACCCCAAAGTCTTTGAGTATATACTGGTTCAGAACCACTCAGGGGAAGTCCCTTGTTAGATCTGTTTCTCATTAATAATATCACAGAAAAAAAATATTATTAATTAGTAAATGATTAGAGACCTTGCCAACGCCAAAAAAATGAACCAAGTTTTGACTGAAATTCTTGTATTTGTTATCACCATTCTTATTAGTACATTCGTACTTAGATTTGCGTGGAACAAATCCCTTGTTAAGCACGTTACTGTGCTCAAGCCAATCAGTACGTTCCTTGATGCGTTTATTCTTTCGCTCTCGATAGCCGTTGTTCGTGGTATTTAAATTTCTTTATAACCTACAACTTCTTCTCCGTCGGAACTTTTCATAACTGGAAAAGCTTCAATTCCATCGCAATTGCCTTTTTCGCAATCGATGAATTTGTGAGGTATCCCTTTCTTTTCTAAATAAGCCAATTGTTTTTTAGTCCATCCACACCAATTTGTACCGTAAACAGTCCATTCTGTTTTACCCGCAGACATTCCTGCTGCTGGTGTATTAATTTTAGTTTCTTTTTTCGTGCCCATGTTTACAAGAATATACACATCTATTAATAGAAGTAATAAAGCAGCGATCATGTTAATATACTTATTTAATATATTTTAATTTTATAGACTCACATATTTTATTTATGGTTTTACCATCCGTGTTTATACCCATATCTTTAGCTATTTTTATAAGCTCTGGTTTTCTATAAGATTGACATTTACGCGTACCTACTTTTATATACCCTTTATTTGACATAATAACTTTCTGTATTGGTTTAGGAGTTGGTTTAGGACGAATTCGAATACCGGGTCTTTTTAACGCGACTTTTTTAACATTTTTACTTGCTAAGTTTCTCTTTATTTCGTTCATAGTTTTCTTAGTCGCTACTATACTTTTTTGAGGCATTTTAACGTTCACTTTTCTTTTTATGATTGTACTAATATCAATAGGTACAACTGCTTTTTTATACGGTGAAAAATACCTATCGTTAAATATTTGTTTAAACGTTAGTAATTTTGGGTGTTCTTCTTGAGCGCGAAGACGGAAATCGTTTATTTTATCAGATCTTACACCTAAATATTCCCGTGGTAATATTCGTTCTATAAACTGAATTACTTCCATTCCGTTATGTATACCCAGTATTCGTATTTCCTGTCTTAACAGATTCAAAAAGAGATGTATATCATACATGGGATGTGATCCCCTAAATATACCCGATTTCGTTTTATAGAATAGTTTAGGGTCTTTATCTACTTCAGGGTTTTTAATTCCATTTACCGTGGATAAACCATAATCCGATATTAATGCCTGTATACCTATATCATGAACTTTTAATGTTGAGTTATTTACTTTATATAATTTAACTCGGGATGGGCTTGTTGAATTTATAAGTACATTATCTGCGTGTAAATCGTTGTGTCTAAATGATGGGTACTTTTTTTGTATTCTATACAAATTGTATAAAACCTGTGTAACTATAGTTCTAAAATGTATAGGTAATATATTATTCCCGTTGTTTTTCAAAAATGATTTTAGAGAACCACTATTTGCGTATTCAGAATACATAAACGTGACATTGTTACATTTTTCTATAGCGTAAGCTTTTATACCACCATAAGGAGAAATTCTTTTACCTATTTTATATTCGTGTGATATATCTTCATTAATAACAATTTTTATAGCAACTTTCTTTTTACATTCCTTATCTATACACCCCATATAGACATCACCGAATGCACCTTGACCAATTTTCTTTGTACCTAAGGAACTTGAGTTTTCTATAGAAAGTGAGATGGGATTATTATCTGGTAAATATAAAAATTTTTCAGGATTACACCCCATACCCTGCATACTTTTAATTAGATTTTTACCTAAATTTTTTTTCTGAATTGAATTTTTATTTTTATTTTTTGCAAGTTTAGATATTTTTTTTAAATTTTTTAAATGTTGTTCGCGTTCCATGACTAATGTAATAAAATATTTTATTCGTCAATAAGATCATTCATGATTTCTTCTACATACTCTTCTTCATTATCCAAACCTTGAAAAGCAAATTTGGGGAGTTTATTAGATTCTCCGCATAACACTTGAGATAACCGAACGCTAACACCAAATTTATTATCGATGAACCAAACCTGACCAATTTCAACAATACACATACACTTTTGACCTCTTTCAATCTCATCCATACTAATTTGTTCACGGTCAGAATTATAGACTTCTGATACAAATTCACCAGAAGAATTTGTTTGAACTTTTAGCTTAAGTGTATCTGCGTACCCTTCTTTACCCTGTCTAACCAACGGTTTATAAAGTGCTTCTCGGATAACATTAATATCATATTTTTTACCCAGCCATTCTTTAGAATTATTCGCAACTGTATTAAGAATGATTTCATCCAATTCTCTCAGTTTATTTGCTAACCCCTGAGCTTCTTCATTGTCGTTATCAAATGACAAATCGAGTGAATATGAAGTTTTATTAGTAGATTCATCCGTGAATGCACTTAAACCAAAGGGCGAACGCATAAAAGGGAGTTGTAAGTAGAGTTTCTTTTTGTCACTGCGCGTAAGAACGACTGATTTACCACCATTTTTATTTTTCTTCAGAGCACTAAAAATAACACCAGATGGTTCGAATTGATTGGAAACTTGAATATTATTAGACATTTTTTTGTATATTATATACGTTCAAAAACTTTAAGTGTATTTTTTTCTAATAGTATATTAAATAAAAATGACGAGTTGTACAGGTCACAAAAAAAGTTGGTTATTTAATGATTGCGGGTGCGGATGTAAAGGTAAGAAACAGGAACAAAAGTTTTTGATTTCTATTATGTCAGCCTTAGTTTTCTTTATAATCGCAAACCCCGATACATTTAGAATAACACGTAGACTATTTGGTAAATGGATTTCCAGTCCAACTGGGTGCCCAACAGGTAAAGGTTTAATGTTTCATACATTAGTGTTTCTTTTAGTTACATGGGGTATGATGAATATAAGAAGAGAAGGGTTTGAAATTGTAGAACCCGCGCCGTCTCCTACTCCAGTGCAAATCATACCAGAGGATGCTATTTTAGTTGAAGAAAAGACTATTACACCATCCCCATCCGTAGCTCCATCACCATCTGTAGCTCCATCTTCAATGATGGAAATTGCACCACCACCAATGGTTGATATGCCCCTCCCATTACCAGATATGTCAGAAACACAATTTTCACCAATGGATTCGGGATTATCTTTGGGTGCTTTCGATATAACAGGTGTTCCAGACTCGGCATTACCAGGAGAATTTAATAATGCGGAAACTGTGACGTGTCAGTGTAGTAACGGTAAAAGCATAACAATGAATTAAAATTCTTCGTCAAACTCAATTGAAGATGAATCTTCATCAATCTTACCATAATCACCAACTCTTTTTTCAAAAAAATTAGTTTTACCATCAAGTGATATATTCTCCATAAAATCGAATGGATTTTTAGTTCCCCAGATTTTATCGTGACCACTTTGTTTTAATAATCTATCAGCGACATATTCAATATATTCCGTCATCTTTTCAGAATTCATACCAATAAGACTACATGGCAATGCATCGATTATAAAGTCTTTTTCAATAGAAACTGCATCTTTAACAATTTCTTCTATTATAGATTTATCAGGTTTATGTTTTAACATTTTGAATAGTTCAATTGCGAATTCTAAATGTAATCCTTCATCTCGGCTTATAAGTTCGTTACTGAAACAAAGTCCAGGTAACAAACCTCTTTTTTTCAACCAAAAAATAGCACAAAAGCTACCGGAGAAAAATATACCTTCGACGCAGGCAAATGCAAGTAATCTTTCAGCGAAAGATTTATCTTTACTAAACCATTTCATAGCCCATTTAGCTTTATTTTCTATACATGGTATAGTCTGTATAGCTTCAAAAAGTTGTTTTTTTTCAGAAGAATTTTTTATATATTTATCAATAAGTTTACTATATGTTTCTCCGTGAACCATTTCGTTATGTTCTTGGTAAGCATAAAATGATCTAGCTTCCGTATACTGAACTTCACTTGCAAAATTATTATTTAAATTTTCAAATACTATACCATCCGAACCTGCAAAAAAAGCAAGAATATATTTAATAAAATGTTTTTCGTTTTCACTTAAATTAACCCAATCATCCATGTCTTTAGAAAAGTCAATTTCTTCAGCTGTCCAATTTGACATCTGTGCTTTTTTATACATCGCCCATAGATTTTCGTGTTCTATAGGAAATACAGTAAAACGGTCTAATGTTGGTAACAACATGGGCTCACTTTCTTCCAGATAATCCTGAAAGTCATAATAAGTTCCGATGATTTTATTATTAACAAAAATTTGTGGATATACAGACGCTTGAGCACCACAACGTTTTTTTAGTTCATCCTTGTCTACTATAATTTTTTTGTTTTCTAATTTGTATTCTTTACATAAGTCAACTGCTAAATCACAGTATTGACATCCTTCTTTTGATAAAATTTCTACTCCCATGTGTGCTAATACTTATAAATATTTTTGTATGAAAACTTTAAGAATGATTAAAATTTCAGAAATTCAGCCTGGAGAATTAATAAAAGTTTTAGTCAACTTAGAGGACGATATAGAAGACGAAATTTACGCCAAAGTAAACGAGGTTCACGATGACTATTTAGTAGTATCATATTATTCAGAAACTTCCTGTATTTATAAAGGAGCTAGACTTTATGAACTTGAAGAAAATGACGAGCTTGTTCAGGAAGTAAATTTATCAGAACACCACGATTCTATAGAATATTTTGTAAATATAAAGGATCGTTTATATGCAATGATAGATGAAATAGATTCGGACGAAGAGAGTGACATAATAAACGAATCAGATGACGATGGTAGTGATCTAAACGATTTTATAGTTTCGGATAATGAAATAGATGGTATTATTATACCTCCGTCTAATCACACTATTATAGATAAAGAATGGAAAGATTGGGAACCAAAGAGTCCAGGGTCTTTACTATATAAACAGGCAGTGGATAATATAGAAACCTTTGCTAAAATACAAGCAGATGAAAATAATTTTTAAAACCTAAGTGCATGTGACAAATGTTAAAATTTATAAAATACTTCAATACCATGGAAGAACTGACTGCTATTTGGTCCGATGTGGAACAATTACTAAAAAAACCAATACTAATAAAGTCAGTAGATAATAATTTATGTGAAAATTGTAAATGTGCTAAAATAATAACTAAAGAAGGTTTGCCAACGTGTCCAGAATGTGGATTAGTTGATAATACGTGTATAGATGAACGCCCAGAATGGACAAGTGGTATTTCAGAAGATGGGAAAATTAACGATCCTTCGCGATGTAGTGCTCCTAATACGAACCCCGAATTATTTTCAAGTGCTTGGGGTAAAGGTACTATTATTTCAACGAACCGAAGTTCGAGTTATGCAAATAAAAGGATGGCGAAGATTAATTTTCATCATTCTATGAATCACAAAGATAGGTCATTATTTCACGCATACAAAGATATAGAAGAAGCCTGTTTTAGATTACCAGACACTGTTGTCAAGGATGCAAAAATGATGTATAAAAAATTTAATGATAAAAAATTAACAAGGGGTGCCGTTAGAACCGGTATAAAAGCAAACTGTGTATTATTTGCTTGTAGAATGTCTAAAATTCCAAGAACTACTAAAGAAATTTCTGAAATGTTTTCTGTTCAACCAAAGGATTTAAGTAGAACTTCACAGATGTTCAAGGAGGTGATGTTAGGTAAAACAACTAGTACTTACACGACTTTACCACATGATGTGATGCAAAGGTTATTAAATTCGTTCGACGTTTCCCGAGAAGAGAGATTAAAATGTAACAAAATGTGTTCCGCTTTAGAATCGTGTTCTGATCTTATGAGTAAAACACCAAACAGTGTTGCCTCTGTTATAATATATATAACACTGAAACATCGCGTGACTAAAAATGAAATAAACGAAAAATGCACTGTATCTATACCCACTATTAATAAAATTGAAAGTATTATAAAAAAATACTTAGAGGATAAAAGCGTTTAAATTTAATAAAATGACTGTACAACCTAAAGTATTTATAAGTACACCATGTTATGGTGGCGTTTGTTTAGAAAAATATATGATAAGTATAGTAAAACTTCAACTAGAATTCATAAGGGAAGGTATTCAAATGGTTTTGGATACAACGGAAAATGAAAGCTTGGTTCACCGCGCGAGAAATGTGGCGGTAGGTAGATTTATGCAGAAATCAGATGCTTCTCATTTTGTGTTTATTGACGCTGATATTGATTTTGACCCCAAATCTGTAGTTCGTTTAGTTCGATCTGACCATGACATTTCTGTATCTTTATACCCTAAAAAAGTTGTAATGTGGAATCAAGCAAAAGAAGCAGTTGAAAATGGAGATACTAGAGACATGGCAATGCTTTCTTCGTGCCTCGTTGCAAATATAGGAGCTACACAAAGAAGTGTTGAGAATGGTTTTGTCGAAGTACTCGATGGTCCAACTGGTTTTATGGTTATAAAAAGAAAAGCTTTTGAAAAAATGCACGAACATTATACCGATTTAAATTGTAAAAATGATCACCAAAATCGTGATTTTGATGATTATTGCGCAATATTTGATTGTATGATAGACCCGGATAATAAAAGATATCTTTCGGAGGATTATGCATTTTGTAGAAGATGGCAACAAATAGGGGGTAAAATTTATGCGGATGTTCATACAAGTCTGGGTCACATTGGTAATTTACCATTTTCGGGTTGTTTAGAAGAAAGGCTTAAGGTTTAGAGTTTTTAATATATAAAATGAAATTTGCTTCTATAATAGTTACACGTAATAAATCATGTCATGTAAAAACTTTACACACTATTCTTAGATTTAATTTATTATGTTTACAAAAGGGTAGTATTGAGAATGAAGTTGTTTTTGTAAACGATGACCCTTTTCAAGTATCAGAAATAATTCACAGGTACATGAAAACGCATGAAAGATTGTTTTTTATTGATTATGGTATTCACGTGGATGATGGTTCATTAAACATGTTATTTGAAAAATATGAGGGGGTTGGCTGTTTGGTTTTACCGGGTGTGGAAGAAGGTATAGATTGGGAAATGTTTAAAAATAAAGTAAACACTAAATCGAATGAACCGATTGAGCAATTAGGATTATCGTTTGACACTACGATCGATCGAAATAAAAAAATTTCTGATGGTATATATTCGGTATATACTACACGCGCAAAATCCTGGCTTATATTATCAAAAAATGTAATTAAACATATAAAGGATAAAAAAACATCTAATTTTAAAATTTTTCCCAAAATGGAAACGATGTTTTCTAAATTTAAGGAATCGGGTGTTAAAATTCATGCGTATACAAAAGCTAAGTTGGTCATGACATATAACCATGAATGTATAAGTAATATTTTAAACGCATACGGTGTTAAAAGTAATTAAAGAATATAATTAAAATATAAAACATATGGTACGTATTTTTGTAAAGAAAGAAGATCATCTTTACAAATATGCGATTCGATTCATGGAAGAATCATGGGGTACTTTAGGTAAAGGTATATTCCCCGGGTGTCAACCAATATCCATCGAAAGAAAACATTTCGATATTTTATCAAAAAATGATTACGTTGTTTGTGAAAAGACAGACGGTGTAAGATATATGATGTTATTATTTCAATATGGAAATCAAAGAATATGTGTATTTATAAACCGTGCATTGGAAATGTTTACTGTTAAATTGAACTTTAGACTCACAGCTTATCAAGGTACAATATTCGAAGGTGAATTATACGATAACGTATTTATGATTTACGATTGTCTAATGTCTTGTGGTGAAATTGTGGGAAATAAAAATTTTCTCGAACGCTTAGAGTATTGTGAAAATACATGTAAAAAAGCAATCGTTTTACCAACGGATACACTTAAATTAAAAGTAAAAACGTTTCATTTACACGATGATTTTAATAATTTTATGGATAAATACCTTCCAACCGTAAAACAGGAGATGGATGGACTTATTTTTACACCCATAAATGAGAGCATTCGAATAGGAACCCATGAAACAATGTTTAAATGGAAACCGAGAAACAAAAATACTATTGATTTTCTATTCAAGAAACAACCAACCAATGAAACACCTGGGTGTGAACCCGGTACTTATACATGGAAAATGTATATACAAGATCGAGGAAAACACGTTTTTGAATCTTCTATACCTATTGATAGGATGAAAGAATATAAATGGATAAAATCGGGTGATATTATCGAATGTATGTATGTCACTTGGGAAAATGGTCCTTTTTGGTGGAAACCAATAAAAAGAAGAGATGACAAAACGTTTCCTAATAGTAGAAGGACATTTTACAGAACTCTTGTTAATATCAAGGAAGACATTCAGATGAAAGAGTTTTTAGACTGTAGACCAGGACGAAATGATTATCTTCTTTAGGAAAACTATTTAATTTTCCTAAAGTATCATCATCTTGTATGATCCAATCGTCACCATGGTTTACAATAGACATGTAATGACCACCATATTGAATACCTTTATGAATTATAGTAGATTTTAAATTATATACATTATTATCCAATATCAATTCTTCTTCTATTTCCACAAAACTTTTTTTATCAAACGAAATAAATAGTATTTTGGGGTATTTAGAAAATACATTTCTCGTAGTTGCAACATTATGCTTTTTTCCATCTTTATCGATATAATCTTCAAGTGTATTCCATTTACAACTTTGGTTTAGCATTTTTTTTAAACATTTAACATTTCTTTCCACATTTAATATATGAATACAGAACGGATTTTCTTTTATATTTTTACCTATAGGTGATATAGTTATTTGATTAACTTGACCGTATACTATTTCTTTAATAAAAGGGTAACTTTTTTCGAGTATGTCTATCACACAAAAAATTGCGTCTTGTGCATCGTGTGGTTCTCCTATTTTAAATCTTGGAAATATTTTAACAAACTCATTTAAAACAGGTCCTATTGTAAAAACTTTTGTTTCTTTTGTTTTAAAATAAATATGAATAAGTTTTTCATATTCTTTAGTAAATGTACATTCACCATTATATTTATTATCTAATATATGTACTGATATTTCATGTATATGTAATAAAACCTGAATAGCCGAATTAAAATAACATGTATTTCCTAAATTTAAAAACCCGTGCATCTAAAAAAAGGTGACAAAAAAGGCTTAAGAAGAAGACGCGTTTTATAAAATGTAAAAAACAAAATGGACGTTCATAAACTTTGTGACGAGATTAAACCACATTTAGACAAGTATAAAAACGAAAAACATGTTGAAATGGAATTCAGGTTGGGTAAATTTAATGGTACGTTTTTTGATACAAATATCGGCAAAGATGCTTTTTATAAATTCAAAGAAGGATTGGATATATACACCGGTTGGGAAAAAAATATTCATTCATCATGCGTAGTTTATTATCGAGAAACAGATAGCAACAGATTAACCATTGATCAAAATGCGGATGAAGATACACTCGTTAGAAAAGAAAAGGTCTTTACTAAAGATTTCAAACACCTGAATAATTCACCTTATGATGTAAGATTTAGCGTGTCACAAGAAATACCAATTGAAGACACTGGTAATAATGAATGGCCAAAACTAAAAAATAAAGAACGATTTTCTTACATCAGAAAGAATTTATCGATTGACATGACTATATGTTCGGGAATGGTCCAAGACATGGATGCAGAAGATTCCCATACTTATCAGGTCGAGTTTGAAATAATTGATTCTAAAAAAGTTGAGGATATAGATACATTATTTAAAATTATTCATAAAATTAAGGATTTTTTTAATATGAGTAACTATATATGTTAATCTGGTTATTAATTTCATGTTTAGTTTTATTCATATACTATGATAATCAAGATATAACATCTCGTGATTATGTTAATATTCTAGGTTATACATCTAAATATTTTTATATGAGTCACGGTGAATCTAAAAAGATATTTGAAAAAATGGAAAATGATAATATAGCATACGAATCTTTAAAAAGCTTTGTAATAATGGAAGATGATTTTCTAAATTTAGAACGAAAATCAGTTTGTTCAGGAGTTTCACAAAAAGTTGAAGCGTTTGCACTTTCGGATGAAATAAAAAATAGATTCAAGGGATATGATTTTTCATATCATACGAAACACCTCAAACAGATATCTGAACCAGATAAAATTATAAATCGAAATATAACATGTTCATCAAGTAAAACATAATACGTCTATGTTTAGTAGATTCCATTCTTTGGAAGTTGTTATAAATATACATAATTAACCCCGTATCATCAATTTCCCGTGTCTCTTCCAAATATAGTTCTGGATTTACAGATTCGTGAAATTCATCCGTATAGTTATAATTTATTTCTAAACGCCCCATATGTACCTTACTTTCTTTTCTCGTCGTTTTTATGTAATCGCATATAGTGTAATACATAGTATCGATAATGCTTGATATTATAAGTTTATCAATTTTTTCCATATCATCTATTACGTTATTATATTTATTGGTATTAAGTTTATAAAGTAAAAAGTTTCTTGGATTTTCCATTGTACTATTTACTTTTTGTTTTTATTCTTTAATGTAAATTTATTAAAGTTATTGTATAAGTTTTTTAATTTCTCCTGATTAGTTTTACTTTTTGAGTTAGAGTTCGAGTTCGAGTTCGAGTTCGAGTTCGAGTTCGAGTTAAAGTTTAACCGCTTAACAACTTTATTTTTAGGTGGTGTAACTTTCTTCTTAATGGGTGGACGTTTAATAATTTTTTTTGTACGTTTAACAACTTTGGATTTGGGTCTAGGTGGTGTAGGTCTCTTTTTATTTAATTTGACAACTGGTGCACCGTTCAATTCTCGACGCATCTTAATAAAATTAACCACTTTATTACTGTTTAACGAAGGTGTTTTTGGTAAAGATATGGCATAATTAACAACTTTGTTTACGGTGTTTTTACCAAATTTACCATATAGTTTATTAGCTTCTTTTTCTAATAACAATCGTTTTAAATATTGTTTTTTATCAATTTTAAATCGGTAAACCATATCTTTCTTTATTTTATTAGCTTCCCCTTTTTTTAAAACGCCGTTTTTAGAGACTAAATTCTTTTTTAATTCCATACGATCCAATTCTTTTTTTACTTCACTGACATTTTCATTAATGTTCATTACATTACCATATTTTTTCATCCAGTACTTACCGTAAAGTTTAATTAAATCATTTTTAATACCTGTTTTATTAAGTTTTCGTTTTAAATTTACGGGTGCTCTTTTATTTCTTTTCATTTTGTTTAACATTTCTTTTTCAATTTCGTTAGCGAGAGCATTTGGAGAATTTGGAGTATTTGGTCTATTTTTAAGTTTTTGACATAAAATTTTAACGGTATCTTTATCGTCTATGGATATACCTCTAGAAATAGCAAGTGTAATCAATTGTTCTTTTTTCATATCTTTACACAACTTATCATTTATTTTATAATCGGAGTTACCCTTTTCTATTTTATCCAATGCTTTACAAATATCTTCTTTTTTGTTTCTGTTTTTTACACCAACAACACCCATTTTTTTGGCAACATCAAGTAAAACTGGTTTTGTAAGACGTTCACATTTTCGACCACCAATTTTCATTATACCATCTTTATCGTACGTTATCTTCATATTTTTTGTTTTGGAATTTGTTTTCTTCTTAACCGGTTTTCGTTTTGGTATTTTAAAACAACATTCGTAACCTTGTGGATTTTTTTTAGTTTCATAACCTTCTTTACACGGTGGTCTTCTAGGTTTTGGACATGTAGAAACTCCTACTTTAGATTTCTTTTTAATCAATGGTATAGATGCATTAACGTTTTTATTTACCAATCCCATCGTATACCCCATTTCGTGTAATTTTTTAATCATTTCCACACCAAAAGTGTAAGCATTTTCGAGATTATCTGGGTTATTTTCACCTTGTATTTGCACTATACCTGCACCAAGCTGACCAGATTTAGATGAAAGAATGTAATTATACTCATTGTATTCAACGTATAAAAAGGGTGATCTTTCTGGTTCATAAGAAATAAATGTTTTCAGAGGGTTTTCTTGTGCTATTCTACTTAAATCAAAATTTGCGTTTGTTGAAAATTGACCACCAATGTTATTGTATTTGATATCATTATATAAAAAACTCTGTTTTTGTGTGTACGTGTCTATTAAATATTTTCGTAATGCCTCCGGTTGCTTCTTTAGGTTTTTTGAACCCAAAAAACCACCGGAAAAACGTATTTTACCGTTTCTATATATATTAAAACTAAAATTTTTCTTATTCATACCATCTGTCATGTATCCGGAGAATTGTATAGAAGAGAAATTTTTATTTAAATCACCTCTCATACCAAAATTACTCGTGTGTATAGCACCCGTTTGAAAACGACCGTATATACCCTTGATTTCGTTAAGATCTATCGATAAACCTGGTGCAATAGATGCATGTCCCTTTGGTTTACGCTTTAACATGTATATTAAATCTACGCGACTCTCTTGTGAAAAGTCTTTGTTTACTAATATATTGTATATACCCGGTTTTAAACTCCCAGTTCTTAACTCTGAAAATACACTACCTTGTGACCGCGAATTAGATCCAGGGGCTAATCGCATAGGAGCTGCATTTTGTACAGAGTTTGTACGCTGTATTTGTATGTTTGAATTCTTCACGAATTGACGCGGGTCCATACTTACACTAGGCTGAGAATTTTAATATTCTTCCTCTGCCACCATATCAACTCCTATTATGATATCCTTGTTTTTATATTGTCTAAAATTATATTCAATATCTAATTTTTCAATGGTTATACCTCGACTACTAAATGGACCAATGTAAAAATCCGAATTAAATCTTGGTTTTGGTAAATTGTTAAGCATGCAGTAAGTAAAAAACCGTTCCTTAAATATATCAATTGGGCACATGTATTTCAAACCACCACTGTTAAACTGAACTTTATCGGATTGGAGGTAGTGTTCAAGTGCGTTTGTAACTGTTGCTACAGATTTTCGAACTTCCTTGAAGTATTCAGGTATTATGTTCCATATATCTTGATCCTGATATCTTTGGGCATAATCCAAATAACCTCGTACACACTTTTGTAAAATAATAGGCATTTCCTTTTCAAGTTTTAATTCAAGTAACGGATCTGTATCTTCATCCCTGATCTGCTTTTTAAAATGCCACGTCATCAACCTTCTCAAAATACTACCGGAATTATCTTTCCAATTTGGACATTCATTACCACCGAGTATACCTGGTACGTCCCAAGTTATATTCTTTGCAGTTTCAAATTTAACGGCGATTGCGAGTTCTTCTCCAGAAACTATTGACTGAAATTCAGCTTGTTCTAGATTCAAGTCACCTTTGATTTCGGGTGCAATAAACATCAACCCATCATAAATACCTGATAAACCAAACCTTTTCTCGACATTGTTTGAAAGTTTTTTTACATCCGTTGGTTCATAAAACTTTTGAAAAACTTTAGTTATAAGTGTCGATTTACCCGAACGTGCAATACCTTTTAAAAATGGTATAATTTGCCATTTATCGATATCGTTTAAACAAAATGTTAAACGACCACCCATAACGTACATCCAATTGCATGCTTCTTCCGGAAATTCTTGTGAATTGAGTACTTTATCAAAATACGGAGTTGGTATTTTTTTCCAATCTTTTACTTTACTATAGTCTTCAAAATCACTATCGAAGTACTTACAACTTACTATCGAAGGATCAAGTGTTGAAGCTTCCTTTGAATCATATGGATAAAAAGCCGTTTTATACGTTTCTGTTATACCAGACCATTCTTTACCAATAAAAATTCCATTTCTGAAAGACCAAACGTGCCTGTCTTTTACAATTTCGGGAAATTGCATATCACAACAGTTACCGAGATGTTTTATGACCTGGTCGATTATACCAGTTCCGTTATGGGTTAACTCCTGCCATAATTCAAAACGAGACTCTTTGGGTGCAATACGATTAACATATTCTTTTATAGTTTCTTTCTGATTCCACGCACGTGTATCGAACCCATTATACTTTATTTGTGTACAACAATATCCTCGGTACCTTTTGATATTACTTTCATATAGTTCTTTCAGGACGGTAGTAAGAGCTTTTTGAAAAGTATTCAATTTTTCGACATCAAATATAGACGTTCTAAAAATAGTAGGGTCAGATTTAACAGTAGCTTCAGCCCATGTTGGAAATTCAACTCTCTGCACTGTTCTGTTATACCGATATATGATCTGCCATGCGTCATCAAGTTGATCAATTATACGGTTAATTCGGCGAGATATGGTAAAATCTTCGTCTTCCATCGTTAATATCCCAAGTGCATCGGCTCTATTGAAGAGTGTACCAAGTCTTTGAATAGAAGTTGTATATTTTTCATTTGTTTTTTCATACGAAAATTCTTTACAGAAACCGTTTTCATCAAGTTCTTCACTATCACAAAAAAACATATATCCAAGCTTGAAAGGGTTTGTGTGTTCTAACGATTTTAGACGAAAGTACTTTTCAAGTTTGCATAAGAAATATAATAATTCTTCCGAATTAAATCTTTCGATAGATGTATTAATAAGAATATTAGATGATAGTACAATATCCGGATTTTTTTGAGGGTAGTAAATCTCGGACATGTTTTATAAATACGGGTCTTTATTTTCTAAGTCTATTTTTTTTGAAGCTGAGATAACATTTTAATTAATATTTTGTTTTGCATTTCAAATTGTCTTGAAATATTAACAAGTACAGAACAGATCGTTTCCCCTTCTTCTGTAGAGAGAACAGAACTCAATAACATATTTGTATCAGATAATGGATTCTCTGACATATCAAAATCATCTAAATTAATATCATTTTCATCAATATCAGAATCTTCAACGAATGATCCAGAATCTTCAATTTCTTCTTCTGAAGAAATTTCTTCTTCATTAATAATTTCGGGGTAGTCATCGACACTTTCAAGTTCGGGTGGGGTATCAATTTCGTTTTGATTGGACATTTATATAACACAGGAAAAATCAAACCGTGTTTTTTCGCGAAATAATTTGAAAAAAAAATCTCAGCCTATAGTACAAAAACAAACAAAATGGCCGGTGGTCTCATGCAACTCGTCGCCTACGGCGCCCAAGATGTCTACTTGACTGGTAACCCAAAAGTCACTTTTTTCCAGGCTGTCTACAAACGCCACACAAACTTTGCGATGGAAAACATCGAACAAACTGTCAACGGTACTGCCGCGAACTCTGGTCGCGTTTCCGTGACTGTCGCCAGAAACGGTGATTTGGTCGGTGACATGTACGTCGAACTTAAAACTAAGTCGAATCTCGCCAACACAAGCGGTGCTGATGGTTCCGCTTGGGCCGCTGAGCGTGCCATCAAGAACTGCGAATTGTCTATTGGTGGTCAAAGAATTGACAAGCACTACCAAAGATGGTGGAGATTGTACGCAGAGTTGTACTTGTCCGATGCGGCTAAGTCCAACTGGGGTAAAATGACCTCCGCGGTTACTCCAGCTGCGTCGCAAGTCTTCTTGCCACTCATCTTTTTCTTCAACCGCAACCCAGGATTGGCTTTGCCATTGATTGCTTTGCAATACCACGAAGTCAGAATTGACTTTGACTTGACTGGGGAATTTGATTCTTTCTTGGACACGTCCGTTTTCAAGGTGTGGGCCAACTACATCTACCTCGACACTGAAGAGCGTAGACGATTCGCCCAAAAGGGTCACGAATACTTGATCGAGCAAGTGCAACACACTGGCTCCGATTCGGTCACGTCTAACGCGACCAAGCAAGTTAGATTGTCCTACAACCACCCAGTCAAGGAATTGGTCTGGTGTGTTAACGCCGGCTCCGCGGCGAGCACCGGTTTGTGGAACTTCTGCTCCAACGCCGCCGCCGCCGATGTTGTTGTCGATTGCTCCCCAGAAAAGTCTGGTGAAGGTCAAGTCACCCCAGCCCAAGTTGGTCAACCACTTCTCGTCGTCGGTGGTTCCGGTGGTACTGAGTCGTGGCAAGAAGATGGCGCCACTTCGGCGACTGCCTCCGTCGGTCCAGTTGACACCTTCAAGTTGGTCCTCAACGGTCAAGACAGATTCAAGGAACAATCCGGTAAGTACTTTAACCAAGTGCAACCATACCAACACCACTCTGGCTCCCCATGCCCAGGTGTCTACTCGTACTCCTTTGCGCTTAAGCCAGAAGAGCATCAACCAACTGGTACTTGCAACTTCTCCAGAATCGACAACGCGCAAGTTGCGATCAAGCTCAAGGATCTTACGGGCACCTCTTTGGCTACCCCATCCCTCGACATGTTCGCGGTTAACTACAACGTTCTCCGTGTGCAATCGGGTATGGGCGGTCTCGCGTTCTCCAACTAATCGTTTCTTAGTTTATTGATTATAGAAAAAAATAAAATTTAAAAAATAAATAAAATTTAGATTTTAAAATTTAGAACAAATTTTAAAGTTTAATCTTAAAATACTTTTGTATTTTTTCGAGCATATAGCAATTCGGTTCAAGTTTACCTGTTTCAATTTTGTTTATAGTATCTAAAGTTTCTCCTATTCTACGACCAAGTTCAACCTGTGTATGACTTCTTTCTATACGTATACTTTGAATTCTTTTACCTATTGTATTATCCATATTGATAGTGATTAGAGTTTAACACCCAAAACTCGACGCAATTTTTGCATTATTTTAGGGTCTGGAATTGATTTACCTAATTCGTATGAAGAGATGATATCTGTTGATACATTTATAAGACCTGCGAGATCTTTTTGTGTATATTGTTTTGTAACACGCGCCCGTTGTATCGTTAACCCTGTTTCCTTACTCACTTTCTTATGTGTACCGGCTAATTCGGCTTCATCCAGTTTCTGTTCAGGTGATTTCCCTGAATACTGACCCCGTTTCGGTAACCTAATTTCCTGTCCCATGAACTTGACGTATTTTTCCTTTTCTTTTTCTTTATTAACACTTTTTCCATGTATAGTAACTTCATCCCAATCCTGGTGAAACATATTTTAATATACAAATACTTAAAATTTTAAGTCTTTTTTCTATAAATGGAAAGTATTTATACATTCTTAATAATTTTTGGAACTGTGACTGGTTCTTGTATACTGTTTAATCCAGTGGTTAAATGTTATTATTATTGGTTCCCTTATAAACGAGAACACGCTGTTGAAGTATAAAGTTTAAACCTGTGTATACTATAAATGATTGAAGCATATACAGACGGAAGTTGTTTAGGAAACCCTGGTCCCGGTGGCTGGGCATATCTTATAAATACGAAACCTAAAATCGAAAAGAAAGGTGGTAAAGATATTACTACAAATAATGTTATGGAAATGACTGCGATTATAAAAGTTTTAGAAAAGTTTTTGGAACTCGAATATAAAACCGTGCGTATTTTTACGGATAGTAATTATGTAAAAATGGGTCTAACTGAATGGTCTAAAAATTGGGAACGTAATGGTTGGAAAACAGCTAAAGGTGATGATGTAAAAAATAAATGTGAATGGGTACAAATGATTGATTTGATGCGTAAATTTGATATAGTTGATATTAAATGGGTTAAGGCACATAACGGAAATGTAAATAATGAACGTGTTGATACGATGGCACGGGAATATGCATACTTATTTTCTAAGAAATAGTAATGGGAGACGATACTCCAGAACAACATCACTGGTGTCCAAAACAAGAACAACTCCTAATCCGATGGGCTGAAAAAGCTGCCGGATACCGATGGTTACATAATCACGCGCGTATGTTTTATAAGAAACAAAACGATTGGTTATCGTACCCGTGTATAATCATATCGAGTATTACGGGTGTTGGTGGTTTTGCAGTACTAAGTCCTAATGATCAAAATATGTCGAATGATCAAAAAGAAAAAATTGTTATTTTTCAATATTTTTTCGCGTTTTTGAACGTGGTCGCGGGCATACTCACATCAATATCGAAGTTTAACAACTCTTCGCGTATGATGGAAGCACACTCTGTCATGTCCGTACAATACTCAAAATTTTATAGGAACATTGATATGGAATTATCATTAGAAACCAAATATCGTGAAGACGTTTTAGATTTTGTAAATAAAGTGCGTTTGGATTACGATCGATTACTTGATGAAGCACCTGATATACCCGGACACACGATAGAGGCGTTTAACGAGACGTTTCCCGATAAAGAAAACAAACCTGACGTATGTAATGGGTTAAGTATAATTTCAAATAATGCTCTAATACAAGACGATTCGCGCGTATCGAAAGCTATAAAAAAATGGATGACACGCCCAAAAACACCAGATAATAAATTACCAACACCGAGACAATCAATAGATTTAGAGTCTCACCCTTCGCGTGGGGTATAAAGTTTAAACGATATAGTATAGTACACCACAAATGATTGAATACAAAGAGTACGTTTTGCGATTAATAAAAGTAGTATTTGGCTTAAAGTTTATGGTTGATGCATAGATATGATCCTATAGCTCAGTTGGTTAGAGCGCGGTGCTTATACATTACTAGGTATACCTAAGTGACTTTATCGTCACAAACGCAACGCCGAGGTCGCGGGTTCGACCCCCGCTGGGATCACGCCTACTTTTTAACGTGTTAAAGATATACCACGTTAAAAAGTAAATGATTAGAGTTTCTTCAATTCCCCCAAGCCCGGAAAACAAACGTCATCAAATACGTAAAAACATTCTCGAAAGTGCGTATAGTAAAAAGGTAAATATTGCGTTTCAAACGTTCGAAAACCCGCGTCTTCAGTTTAGGTTTGCAGAAGCACTCGACGAAGCTGATGAAAAGTGTTACGTTTCGGGAACATCAGAAGAGTGTTTTGCGGCGTGGCAAGAAGTTGATGAATTAGAAGATTCATTGATGCGTCTCGGTATAGAAGTATTTCAAAACTATAGTATGCGATACGGGTCATTAGTCAGACGAACATTCAAACTTAGATGGAATGTTCGTAACGTCGAAGATCATCACGTCATACCAAAAGAATTCAAGAGTCACCCAATTATTGAAAAGGTTAAGTATGATATCCACGCGAGTGAGAATATAATCATGTTACCGCGTGAAATTGGTAATTTACGCGAGAATAGAGTTACACATAGGGGTAATCATAAAAAGTATAATGAATATGTCGGTAACGTTCTCAATTCGATGGAAAATACCGATATATCTGAACCGGAATTTAAAAAGTTTGTTGACTTTTTAAAAGATGGGTGTCGGTTTCGTCCACAGGACATACCATGGTATTAAAAAATATAGGTATATTATAATGGTTAATACATTTATAATTATACTTTTACTTATACTTATACTTATTCTAGTTTATAATAAAGTATACTATAAAAAAATTAGTGTTATACCTAAACATGTTTACCAAACATGGCATAGTCGTGATATACCGAAAACTATAAAGGAAGGCATGATTTCTTTAAGAAAAAAAAATCCAGACTTTGAATATTATTTCTTTGATGATGATGCATGTCGATATTTTATAAAATTTAATTTTGGTAATCGTGTATTAAATGCGTATACTATATTAAAACCTGGTGCTTATAAAGCCGATTTATGGAGGTACTGTTTAATGTACATTAAAGGTGGTATATACCTGGATATAAAATACGACACGGTTGGTGATTTCAAACTAAATTCATTAATAGATCAAGAATATTATATTAAGGATACAAATGCCAAAGTACATTATAAAGATGAATATGTATATAACGCAATATTAGTATCTAAACCAGGAAATGAAATTTATAAAAAATGTATAGACAGAATAGTAAAAAACGTTGAAAACAGGGACTATTGTAAAAATAATTTAGATATTACTGGACCCAGTTTACTAAAGACAATTTTGGATGAAAATAAAAAATATTTGAAAACTAGAAAATATAATTTTAAAAATTATGAACATTTAGGAAAGGGTGATGTATATTACAATAAAAAATTAGTTTTAAAAATTCATAAAAGAGATGAATATTACAAAGTGAATAAAAACCATTATAGTCTATTATACAAAAATAAACAAGTTTTCAATGGTTAAATTCTTTTATGTAAATTACACGTAGTTGGATCTTTAGTTGAATTTTTATTATTACTACCAAGTTCGGATCGATTTTGTGATATGTAAGCGGGTGATGTTACACACTTGTTTATTTTATTATATTGTATGTAATTCGAAAGTGTGTGATCATTTCTATGTCTCCAAAAAGTAACTTCATCTCTTTCCATAAACCTTTTAAGGAAACTTTCTTTCATAACAAGTGCATGATTGCATAACATTTGTGTATCTACGGGTGCCCTATACAAATGTTCTGTTATACTTGGGTATGTCATACCACAATTTGCCCAACAATACCCTAAAAATAAAACTTCACAATCGGTCGATTTGAAATCTTTTACCGCGGCGTAAATTTTATCTAAACTTACCATGAATTTTATATCATCTTCTAAAAACATGACTGTTTCGTATCCGTTCAAATATGCGTCGTAATAACACATGAAAAACGATAAAGCTACAGGTAATTTTGTCCATTGTTTGTATAAATGTAAATTAGTCGGTGAATACGTCTGACTTAAACGTGTATAGTCTTCGATGGATAGATCTGAAG